CATATTTTTGAAATCCACAGAAGTTTACTTGTTTGCCTTTAGTGTTTGCAACTAATAATCTATTTTCTAATTGCTCTATATGTTCAGCATATTCAAGATTTAATCTACCTAATGTTATATCATTAGGTTCTAATTCTGTAAATCCATTAGGATTGCCATTATATATAAATGTGTTTTGAGTTATAGGTATATTAGGAGAAACTACTGCTGCAGTAACTAATCCTGTAAATGATGTAGCTCTAATGCATGCTACTCTATATACAACAAATGATGTATCTAAATTACTAATGCTTAATTGAATAGCTTTATTAGTAACTACTGCTGTACCACCTAATGCATCAGATTCTAAATTAGATGAACCAAATATATTTAAGTAAGGTAAATACTGACTATCTAAATATATGTTAACAGGTCTTGATATAGTAACCCAGTTAGTAGAGTTACCATTATCATCTTCATATTGTATAGCAAAATTATAAGAACCTGATAATAGTTGCCCACCATTTAATACTTGAACATCAGCAAAACAAGGTATTTGATATGGAGAAAGTAATGCAAATAAATCACAATTATATTTTTCACCTACAAATGGTCCAATAGGATTAGCTAACCAAGCTATGTATGCATCACTATAATAAGAATCTAATGTATCTATATTTACTTGTCTTACAGGATTTAACCCATCAGTAAAATAAAATATTCTTTCACATCCATTTTTAATTCTATAAGTACAATCTATTTGATGTTCAATAGAAAACCCTAAACATTCTGAATTTAATATTTCAGTATAAGTACAATCTTTAACTATACCTATTGAACTTGTAATTCCATTAACAGAAAAGATTAATACCTCATTATTAATAGTATAACAAGAACCTATTGGATAAAATCCTAAAGGTAACTCCCAACATTGTTCATTACTCTTTTCATTATTTAATAGATTTCTATTACCATCATTAGTTTCATTGACAGCATTTAATGCATACCTATAAGTTTCTTTAGGTTGGTCAACAGGATTATTATCCTGCACCATACCTTTATTTGGTCTGTTTACATTTTTTTCCATTAGATATATCTATTATAATAACCTCTAAAATAGTTTCTGAAATCTGGGTCATCAAATTTACGAGATTCAGGTCTAGACATTTTACCAAAGTATCCATAGTATCTTGTATTTCTTGGTAACAAGTATTGTCTTTGTTCCATTATATTTTGTAGTTGGTCAACACCTTTAGGCATCATAGCTCTATTACGAGCTTGTTTACAATACCAATGCCAATCTTGTTCTGCTTTCTGTAATCTACCATTACTACCTTCTCTACCTGAATAGAAATCTCTTTCCATTAATTTATAAGTAATATACTTTGTAAGTGCAGTAGTATAAGCATAATGGTCAGGTATCATTGGATAACCCTGGTCATCTACTTGTTGTCTTACATAAGATACTGCTACTTGTCCTTTTTCAAAACTCAATCTTAAAGTATCACCATTAATAATGGTATATTCATTAAACATACCTGAGCCTTCAGAGTAAAGTTTTTCTCCTTCAGGATGTTGGCACACTAATGAATTAAAGAAACTATGATTAGTTAACCTTACTACTGAAAAACAATTATTAAAAAGATAAGAGTTAGAATAATATCCAGTTTCATTTCTCATATCATAGTAAGGTCTATAATATGCTAACTCATATTCATTTATAGGTTGACCATCACAATCAAGAGCAACAGGAATAGGATTAGTATTTTGAGATGTAGTTTGGTCAGAAGCAATAGCTGATGCTATAACATCTGATGGACAAGCACCACATCCTGTAATATCATCCCAACAAGTATTTCTAGCTATTTGAATAATAGCATGTAGTCCATTAGGTAACTCTGCTTGATGATTTCTAACTTCAATAAAAGCAACAGCTTCTTCATAAATAGTAATGGCACCAATAGCTTCTAAAGCTTCTGCTGCCCACTCTATCATATCAGATTCATTAATGCCTTGAACTGAACCTAAATCTCTTCTTATCTTACCAAATATCCTATTTACTGATGCATAAGGTGTAACTTCATTACTCATCTTTAGTAGTATTTTTAATTTTTCTTGAATGAGGAGCAAACTTACCTTCTAACACATAATACTCCTTACCCTCTAATATTTTTTTAAATAATTTAGCTTTACTTTTTCTATTAGGAACATAAGTATATAAATACTTATTAGTTATTAATATAGAGTTTCTACTCCACATATATCTATACCTTACTCCATCACTATGCTCATTAAAATAATATACTCTTTGTTGTCTTTCTTCACAAGGTTTACATTCTTTCCATAACTTTTTAGTTGCTTGCCAATTAATAGTTAATCCTTCAATTCCATTATCTGTTACTCTTGGTTTTAATTTCTTACCTATTATTTCTACTGCTCCTAATTTACTTGGTAAATGTACACATTCTCCATCTAATATTGCATCCATCAAGTATTCAGCAAATCCATTTAGTACAGATAAATATATTTTCTTATTTACTTTGTTTTCAGCTTCTTGACAATAATATTTATAAGATGTAATAAATGTTTCTAACTTCTTTCCTTTACTCATATTACTTGTTTGCTTGTGATGGATTATCTTTAGAGTTATTAGATTCATCTTCTACATTTGTTAAAAATACTTGTAATAGACTTTGAACTGTAAGTTCTATCATTGCATCAAACATAGAATTATCTAAATGAAATTCTCTATCATATATAGAAATACATGCATCTTGAGGATTAGGACAATATGATGGAAAATTATATCCTTCAACAGGGTCATCTAATAATATTTCTATTCTGATTACTTCAGTTTCATTTTTAGCAGTAACATATAAGTATTCATCAGAAATAAAATAATCAGGTTTTGTAGCAGTATATTTATCATACTGTTTATATTTTTTATCTTGCCAAGTTATTTCTGAAAATACTATACTGCCATCTAAAGATGTAACACTCCTTATTATGTGTCCACTAATTCCACTTACAGGAGTAGGTAATTGATATTTAGTTCTATATATACAGCAACCTAATGGAGGAATACAAGGACATTCATGTATAGGTGCTTTTATTAACTCAACACAATTTAATACTTGATAATTAGTACTGGCTATAAATTGTTTTTTAACTACTTTTTCATATAGTAATCTTGACCTTACAGTTTTTAACTTACTATAAATATGTCTATTAGTTAATCTTCTGTCATCAGCAGCAACACCTTTAGAATATAAAGATTGAACTCTTTGTATAGCTTCAACAACTTTCATTGATATTTGTATTTAAATATTCTTTTAAAACATTTGTGAAATCAAAACATGGTCTTACTTCATAAGTTCCATCATGTTTTAACCATACTATAAACCTTTCTTTAACTTCTATATCTATCTCTTCTAAAATTAATTGATAATAACTTAATTGAATCTGATATTTATTAAATGATGTATTAGCACTATAAGAAAATGGTTCTAATAAAAATCCATATTGCTTATCTAAGTTTTCATTTGTTTTATAATCAAGTATAACAGCAGTATCATTTAAATTATCCCACATCAATAAATCACAAGTGCCTGCATATTTATATTTTTCAGAATACATTTGTAACTCAGTACTTACTAAAGTATATCTTCCTGATTCTGTTAGATTTTCTAAAAAATCTTTTACCGCTTTTTGTTGATTATTTTGGGGTATGGAATTTTTGCTTTGCCACCATTCCTCTGCATATACATGTACTGAAGTGCCATTGGTTGCTGCAACATTTCTTTTTGTTTCCCACCTCTCAAGGATTTGTTGAAGACTCTCTTTACCTTTTTGTTGTTCTTTTTCAGCCCAATACAATTCATCAAAAGCTTCACAATGAGATTTAACCAAAGCAGAAACTGAAGGGAGTACTTTTTCATTTACTGTATATATGTGTTTATCTTCTTGAAAAAAAAGTTTAGAAAATGAATCACTAATAGTATCTATTACATTCTTGCTCATAAAAGAAAAGATATTTGTTTAAGTAACAAATATCTTAAAAATTATTGAGAGTTTCAATTTAATCTTAATTATTCTTTTCTAATCTTTCAACTAATGCAAGTAACTTTTTCATTAGTGCTGTATTGTTTTCTATAACGTGATTGTTAGAACTAACTGTTTCCATAAGTGTAGCTCTGTCTTCTGTAACATATTTTAATAGTTGGTCTTCTATTTCTTTTAACCTTGTTTCATTTTTTTTATGAAGCACAAAAAACTGCTTGCCCATAAAGTAAATAATGCCAATCATAATTATAGCAAATACACCTAAAATGCCATAATTTGTTAAGTAGCTTACCTCTTGAGGTACTTGTAAAAATAAAGAGTTCATTTTGTAAAAATTTTATTTGTATTCTATTAAAGGTAAATATTTAACCCACCAACAATCAATGTTTTCGTTATTAAGTATTTGATACAAGGGTAATATCCAATCTCCATTTGTCATTCTTAATGGAGTAAAAATATGACCTTCAAGATAATATTTATCTAAAAGGTATTTAAATTCTTCTTCATCAAGTAATCCACCAAGCATTATATTTCAAATAATGTAAAGTTACAAATTTGTTTATTAGTAAATATCTTAATCATTTCAAACCAATGTTTATCAGGAACAACACAACATCCTGCACTCCAACCATCAACCCATGAACCCCATCCACCTTTATGCCAGTTAATTCCATACCAACCTCGTGTTTTTATAGCAGTATCAATTTTTCTATCTTTAGTTCCATCTCTATATATTTCAATAGCACCAGTCTGCATAAAGTAAGGAGCACCTAACCATAATGATTTCCAATTAGAACTAGTTGTAAATGTATGTGAACCTATTACTTGTTGTTCACAAGCTATTGCTGTACCAGTAATACCACCTACAGTTAAAGGATTAAATACATAATAATCACCTGATGTTGTACTACAAGGAACTATCATATCTGCTTTACCATTATAAAACCTAACAGCATAATCAGCAAACTTATTATCAAGTACTTGGTCTGTTCTGATAAACACAATATCATTTTTAGGATGTACCCAACTACGTTTGTTAAGTTCATCAAGTACAAAGTAATGAGCACCTTCTAATGATTTAGGTCCAATGATGCCATCTATAGCTAAGCTATAATAGCCTTTGTCTTTGAGTATTTGTTGAAATTGTTTCACTATGCTTGTCTATTTAATAATGTTTGATATGCTTGTATAACATTGTAGAAATTTTCCATTTCAGTAGCTGTTAAATTAGAATTTGCTATATAAAATAAACTATATTGTCGGTTATCGTAATTAGTAATAGTTGATGGACTAATTTTTCTTGCAGAAAAAACCATACTACTATTTGGAACAGCACCTGTGCTTTTTGCAATTGTTGTTATTAATGTACTATCTTTATAAATAACTTTTTGTGTTGTATTTGCTGCATTGACTCCAATAGACCACAACCCTTTTAATGAGTTATTATTTGCAAATAAACCTTGTGATAGATTATCATGAACTGCCCAATAACAATTGTTATCGCCAGAAAATTTTATAAGTAATGCATATCCTTCAACAGTAGAATTTACTACTCCAAATGCAGTACCTGGAGAAGGTGTTGCTGTACTTGTATACACTCCCATCATACCTGTATTAGCTGTAAGATGTGCTGAAGGAATAAAAAATGTATCAGCATAGCCTGTTGTTCCATTAGCTTGTACCCCTAAAGAAGAATGTGTCCATCCACCAACAAAGTTAAGTCTGAATGCTGCATCAGTATCTAAAGGGGTCTTTAAATTCCATTTGTGACTACTTGCAGTTCCACCAACAAAAGGGTACAAAGCAGATATTTTAGTCCACACTCCAATGATTTTAGTATAAACAACTAAAAAGTTAATAGCTGTTTTTTGAATATCATTGGTTATTCCTGCAGCACTAATAAAAGCTACTGCATCAGAATCAAATACTGGTGTGCCTACTCTGCTTTTAATGTAAACTCCCATTATTAAACTACAAATTGATTTAACCAATTATTTACCATATCAGGCACATCTGTGTCATCCCAAGTATTTACATAAGGCATATCTTCTGCTCTTAATCCAAATGTAGCATCATTAGTAAATAGCTTAATATCAACAGACAATAGTTTATCTACTGCTTTATCTAATATAGTATTTAAATTTACTTCTATTGTGTCAGTAGTAATTTCTACTTGAAATTGTGGAAACTTATATGTAGTCATTTTATTATTTTTTTATGTTATGAAAGTGTTGTTCCTGTTACGGTGAAAGTTCGGCAAACTAAATATGCATTATTTGTAGATTTTGCTGCGCTTAATACAGGACTACTATTACCAGTCCATACGTAGATATTATTTGTTGTAGTTCCCATATCAGTATTTGATGTATGATATTGGTTAGATGCTAAATTAAAAGGCGAATAATTTAACCTTGCTGTTAATTGCCAATTAAAAATAGATAAATACTCCATAACATTTGGAAGCCTCCATCCTGTTGTAAATGGTGGAATACTTACTGCTAATGCCCCACTAACTGCACCTGCCCAAGGGGAAGTTGATGCTGTTCTTCGCCATCCTGTAACCGTACTGCCATCATATGTTGACCAATCAATTACAATATTTTTTGTGTATGTTTGCTCACCTAACTCATCGGTAAATCTGTTCGTGTTTGCGAAAGGATTATTTTCTGAAAGTATTGTAAAACTAACACCTCTACCTCTTTCCAAGTCACCATCGTCACCTGTTGCATAAGACGTTGTCTGCCCTGTTTTCATAAGCTGTGCTGTGCTTCTATTGCCACTTGGAGGAGCTGCTTTTATATATATGTCCATAGTTATGCTTTTGTTATGTTTAGATTTGTTACTCCTGCAAGCGAAGCTGTAACTGTTATTTTACTACCTACTGCAATAGTATTTGTAAGTGTATAAGGAACTCCATCGTCTTGAATTGTTATGAGCGGAGCGTTTTTGATATTTGTAGTTGTGTTTATTTTTAGGTCGTATGGAGCATAAAAATCTACCGTTAATGCATCCATCAACTCAACCGTATATATAATTCCACGATTTACCCAAAGTGAGCCGTTATACTCTAAAAAATTGCCATTTGCAGCACTTGTTATTGCCACGTTATGCAGTTCATCAAGTTCATATCCATTGTCAATTTTGACGTATATTTTACCCTTTGATATGTGAGCATATTCAACGTATCCGACACGAACCTCGTGAATTGGAGCGCTCGGTTTTACGTTTGTTATTGCTCCGAAAGTAGTGCCGCTAAGATATAAAGAATCACCATCCGCCCACGTTTCGCCCTGCAATGAACCCGAAGTGTTTAGGTTTTCAATTGTGCCAGTGGTCTGAATAAAACCCTCTTGATTTTTATTTATATTCTCAGCAACTATACCGAGCGTTCCTGCCGAGTTAATATCATTATCTGCTCTTGCAAGCTTTACAGAAAGTCTTTGACCAGTAGCGCCAGCCACAACACAAACCTGATAATTTGAGGCTAATAAATCAACATTTGGAACGGTCTTATTTACAACTTTTGCAAATTCTTGAGTTCCAATTTGAAGCTTTACAGATCCACCGCCAAGACCAGCTAAAAAAGTACCATAAGCACTATTATAAGTAACTTGAGCAGTTGAAGGATTTGTATTACTTGCTAAATTAAAAGCAATTAAATCAGTATTTAAAAGGTCGTTATTGTTTAGGTTTATGTCGTTAGCTCCTGCACTATTGCCAGCAATTAAGACCGTTGCTAAATCTGATGCACCGCCCCCTCCTAATTCAAAAAAAAAAATTTTCTCTAAGATTAAAATTAAGTCAAAAGCGTTGCCAGTAAATGGATTTAAAGTTCCTGCTAATAATTGAGTAGCAGTTACTTCTTCAGCGTTTAATCTAAATAGTTCAGAACCAAATTTTAACTGCAAAAACTTGTCATCAATAACATCTATTACAGAATTTGTTGGAACTATTTTAAATACTACTCCAGAATTATCGGCAAAACTTACATTGCCATCGTTTCTTATAATTTGCATCCTATAAATTATTTAGGCTGATTAGTGTATATTTGTGTAGGCGTTGATGTTACAATAACTCTATCGTCTGCTAAGAAATTTAGAATTGAACCAGTAACTGGGCCAGCATCGTTTGGAAACGGATAAACAGATTTTATGTTCTTTGTCATGAAAATTCTTTTAGCACCATCCTGTCCAGTAACAAATAACATTCCCAAGTTTTTGTTAGTGCCTTGATACCCGGCAATAGTCGTAATGTTTTGAGTAGTGTAAACATTCTCATATTTAGCTTCCTCAAACATTATCTTTGTACTTGTACCATTATGTTCAACCATCTGCTTAATGTGTTGCGTAAAGTAGATTACATTAAGACCAGTTTTAAGATTGGTTGTATAAATCATATTCAAGTTATTCAATGTTACATTTTGCTGATTGAATACAGTAGTCAATGTTTCTTGAATTTCATCAGGTTTTTTAGCACCGATATATCGGATGTAAGTCTTTCCCAAATCATTTTGATAAATTGAGAAGATTCTTGGAACTGGAACTGCAATTGGACTTACATTACCAGTAAGAGTGACTAATATAAATTGACCTTGACCTTTGCTCATTGTATTATGTTTTTAGTTGTTTTTTATTTTATACTTTACGGATTGCAACTGTCTTATATTTAATTGTTAAAATGCCTTTATTCCACGCAATGCGAGTCCATTTGTCTTAGGCCCTGCACCGGATATAGTATCGTAGAAGGAGAAATAGTATGCAAGGGGTGCGTTATACTCGGTACTGCTCCAATAGCTTGCTAAAATTTGTAATAATGTGTGGCCCCCTAAACGTAAGCCTTTTTGGACACTATAACGGTTGTTATACAATAATACTAATTCATCAATACTTGGTAAATACCAACCTGCACCTAATGTTGCAATGTATGTAGCTGCTGGACTACCTGTCATTAGTGCTGTATTGTAAGCTCCATCTTCGGTACGGTCTGCACCTACTAATGTTCCTACTGTTTGCCAAAGATCTGAACCTTCAGTTAATGAAACAATAAGACCATGTTCTAATCCATCGCTGCCTTTGTATAGGTAATAAATAATGCCACCACCAAATGCTTCTCCAAGGTAATGAGTAAATCCACCTACTGCACCAGAAGAACCCTGCGGACCAATAGGACCTTGTAATCCTGTTGCGCCTTGTGGACCTTGCGGGCCAGTTGCTCCTTGTGCTGCAAGTAATGCCCAATTTGCTGTATCAAGTATTGGATTTGTAACTGATGGGCCTACTGGGTTAATGCAAAAATACGATGCACCATTGTAGCTAACTGCATCGTCAACTACATAAGTGCTTGATGCAGACCATGTGCCTTGCCAGTTTAATCCTGCCGGGCCTACTGGTCCAGGAACACCTTGCGGACCTTGTGGGCCAGTTGGCCCTGCAACGCCTTGCGGACCTTGTGAACCTCCAGTTTGCGCTAATGCGATTTGATTTGATAGAGAAACAATGTCCTCGTTTACAATAATTGGAGAACGGCCATTGAAATAAATTTTACTGTCATTTACTCCTGCCGGCTCAATCAATTTTATTTTGTGGAATGGAATTAAAAATTGAGTTGTCGGATCAATGCTACTTGTAACATATAGCAATTCTCTTGGACCGCATGATAACAATATTGTTGCTAAATTCTCAGAAACCTGCTCTTTAATTGATACTGTATAGATTATTTCTGTCGGATTTAAGCCAGTTTTTTGTATAATTTCAACTTCTCGTGTTGACAAAATCAGCTTATTTCCTGACGATAATTTGGTAACTGTAAGCATATTAGTGTTATTTTGAGGTAAATATAAGTGTTAATTATTAAATAGTTTCTTTTTGACATAAGATTTTTTATTAAGATAAAGCGTTTCATTGCCTATTTCTATATAGCCATTATTTAAAAACTTATCATACTCAGCAGTTTTTTTTCTCCATATCTTGTAAATCACTTCAGCATCTTTAATAAACTGCTCATACGCACCTTTTCTATCACCATCTTCTTGTGTAGATACAAATGCTTCAATGACCTTTTCTAAGTCATTATAATCAGATGATTGCCATAAATCATATTTATTAGCCATTTCTTTAATACCTTGTACAGCTGTAATGTTTTCTTTGTCGCTTTTTCTAATAAATCCTGATATTTTCATAATGTCAATAGCATTGTCAAATATTGATTCGGATTCCCAAGATGCCTTGCCTATAAAACTGTTTTTATCATCGCCAGGCTTATATTTATTTAAAGCTGCATTGTATTCCTTTTCGCTTTCATAGTCATCTCTTTCGGGTACACCAGGGCGTAATGTTTCAACTGTTTTTGTACCTACTTCTCCGAAAAATGTAAAATATGATTTTATTAAGTGGTCAATATTTCTACTATCTTGACCGCCTAATGCATCGCCAAGAATATTGCCTAAATAAGAACCAGTTCCTTCTTTCTCTCTATCGGCAACTGGTACTTTAGATTCTCCGTATGGAATAATAGTTGACTTATAAAACGTATTATAGTTTGTAGATACTTCTATTAAAGGTTTCATAGTTCCAGTAATATCCCACAATAACTTTTTTGGATTAAATAAAGAATATGCGTTTCCGTAAGAACCTATATGACCTCTATATGCCTTTTCCATATCTTTTGTATGAATACCTTGCACTAATCTCTCAGCAGATGTACCCATTAAACCATATTCAAATGGTTTAGGTATTCTTATCATTTCATTTGATACAGCTGGTATTTTAAAATTATAGAATAGGTCACGCTCGTGCGGAGGCAATTCCATGTATTCATCTTCATATCCACCTAAATATGCCATTGCATAGAAGAAAATAGAAGGCAATGCAGCACCTGCAATTATAGATGTAAATGCTTGTGCCGGATTTTCTCTCATTGCTTGCAACATTCTTAATTGACCTTGTAGCTGTGCATTCGAAAATGGTATAACTCTGTTAATTAATTTCATGACAGTACCAATCTTAGCAAAATCCATTAAATCCCTTGCTTGATAGGCAGCATATAAAGCAGCATCATACTCGTCATAGCCCAATTTAGTCATAGCGTATTTATATGCAGACTGATATTCAGAAACCCTTGTAACACGTTCTCCTTGTCCTAACCAATCATCGTAATTATTGTAAATGTTCTTTAGTGTTTGAAAATCTACAACAATACTGCCTGAACCTTTTTTAGCAAATTTCCTCATTTCCCTATAAAGCGCAGCATAGTAATGCTCTCGTGATTTTGTGTAATAACCTGCTTGTCCACCACCATACAACTGAAGCATTTTATCAGCATCACTTCTTGTAAGTTTTGCAATTTCCAATATGTTCTCAATTTCCTGTTCTGAATATCCATATTGCTCCATTGCTGCTTTTATGTTGAAATTGCTATAAGCTGTTCTGCTTATAAAAAATCTTTGCTGTAAATCCCTTATAATGTTTCTTGCAGCAAAAAATGGATTTTTGGTAGCAGTAAATCTTACTAATTTGGCTTGCGCCCCAACTACATTCAATGTCATATTCAGCAATGCACTTTGCTTATCTCCTTTAAAAGTAGTAGATAATGCTTCGTAAACGGCCGGGTCAAATTCCCATACTTCACGCACACCATTATTAAAAATAACAATAGCTGGCCTATCGCCTATTTGCTGATTAGGGGCCATTTGTATCTGTCGGCCGATGTTAGCAGTTGCTTGCGGAGAACCTTGTTCCATTCCACGATTACTTCTTAATAAATCAGCAAATTGATTGAGCATATAATTTGTATCAGCTTCTTCAATCGCTTTGTACATATTTGTCATTAAGTTCTCGTATGGATCAAATCTATCCCTTGCACTACCAACAATTTTGTCATCAAATGTTTGTCTTCCTGATGCCGTTTTGAACAAAGATGCTTGTGTCGAATCATCAAAATTTGTGTCAAAACCTGGTGTTGAACTCATAACACGATTCATAGCAACATACTGCAAGTTATTATCCTTAATTTCTTTTACAAATTCAGGAGATAATCTGCCATGGTCCATCATGTAAAACAAAATTTGGTCAGCAAATACCCGGTATCTTCTTGCTGCCTCTTTTAGCATTTCTTGTTTCTCTGGTGTTAATTCAGTTTTGACAGCATTAAGCAGTTCTTTTGCTGCATCAAAGTCATTTTGCCCAAGCAAACCAAGTCCAGATATTACTCTTTGTTTTATTTTATTTAACAATGGATGATTAGATATGTCGGGGTGCAATGTTTCATAGTCACTATTTACCCAATCCATCAATTTGTCAATTGTTGCAACATTATCAATGTTTATTCTAAATCCATTGTCAAGTAAAAACTGTGCTTTTTCTTCAGCATTTTTTACTGGGTCTGTTGTTTTTCTATCAATGTTATAAAATTCATATTTAATTTGAGCGTAGTCGGCATCTGATATTTTGTACATATCAAATATCTCTTCCTTTGCAAAACGCTTAGACAACTCAACAGTACGCTCTGCAACCATGTATGAACCTACCAATTGCTTTGCACCTACAATTTCTTTAAATCTTTTTTGAAAGCCTTTAAATCCTGCGTCTAACGTACTAAATGGTTCAGCAAGCCAACGAAGTGTTATAGCTTCTTTTTTGCCAGTCTTTGGATTGGTGTCCATTGCTTGTGTATAACCATTTGGACCTAATCGAACCATTCCATTTTTTTGCATTTGTCCAATTTTATCACCGATGCCCGGCAATAGTCTTGCAAGCCAGTAAGGATTTTTGGAAGGCCTAATTTCTTGCATTCCTTTGATGTCCATCAATTGTTTTTGGGCCTTAATCAATGCTTGTTTTTCGTCAGAAAATGCACGTTTTACCTTGTCAATAAAACTCATTTTAAATGCAGTCATGTCATACTGCTTAAATCCCCAAGCCACTAATCTATT